CCATCAGCAGTTACAGTACCTGTTACGTCTATACCTGTAGTAAAAGTACCATTAGTTGAGTTAGGAAACGTCACAACCTCTACAACACCAGAGGACACCGCAGTATTCAAAGTAACCTGTGTAGATGATGTAGTGTAATCTCCAGCACTGCCAGAACCTTTAACAAGTAAGACTCCGTTTAGGAAGACTAGCGTATTGTCATCAACAGGAGTTGACGGTGTAAAGACTGTAGTGCTTGTAGAGATAGCAAAGGTTTGTTTAGTGCCTCTGTTATTAACGGACTCCCAAGCACTTCCAGTGTAAATCTGTAACAAGCCTGTAGCAGTGTTAAAGAATAAGTCACCTGCTGTACCTGATGAAGGTGCGCTAGTACCTGAGCTATAAAACGTAGATGCTGCTAAGTTAGTCTCACTAGCTGTGTCTAAGGCTTCCTGTGCTATAAAGAACAACTGGTTTGCATCAGCATCTAGTGTGTCAGCGGTCAGCAACGAAGCATCAGCATAATCATTAAGACGTGTAGCTTGGCTAGATGCTCGAGTTATTCTTATTGTTTGGCCATTGAAAGGTAAGTAGCCTGCATTAAAGGTAACTGCTGTACTCGCTAACTCGTAATGAAGCCCCTGTATTTTTAGTGACCCGTCCACCGTGACCTTTATATCAGTAGCCCCTCTACCTTCGAGATAAGGGGGTGCTGTGTAGATAGTGGAGGTAGTTATAGAGCCAGCTGCTGTGTACTCTGTATATGAATATGCCATTTGTTTTATTCTCCGAGTTCTGCTGCAAGAGCATTTGTTGGGATACGCATTAAGGGATGATTACTCATTATCATTCCACCTAAACCTCGTAGCCCTTGTTCTGTTACTTCTTCTCCCATTATTCCTTTTCCTATAGTGTCTACACTTTGATAACCTTTCTGAAATAGCTGGATTGTTGGGTTTTGAATAATACCCATAGGGTCTAAACCGTTATAACCTAACGGGTAAGTACCTATGCCGCCCATGCCTATATAACTTAAAACAGCCCTACTCATTGTTGCAGGTTCAAAAGCTTTTTCAAGCATTTCTTCTCTGTCAGAACGGCCTTCAAGGTTCATGTAAGTTCTAGCGGTGTACATTAACGATCCTATAAAAGCAGCACCAAGAAAGATAGGTACAGGTGTTAAATCACCGTTTTGTAAACGTATCATTTGCCTAGCATATTGCTGTTCATTAGAACCTAAGACAAACCCCCAGAACTGAAATGCAGTTTTACCCAACTCACTTCGTATAAAAGGATTGGTAGAACCCATGTTAGTTACTTGGACATTCTGCGTAGTGTCTAGTGCTAAGGAATACTCAAAAGCTTCAACAGCATTTTTGTTTTCCCATTTAGCTAAGTTTAGTGTTTCTAGCTTATCACCGCCTGACCACCTTTTAGAAAAAGTAGCGTGTCGATCAATCATTTCTTTAATGATCTTCACGTTCTCAGGTGTTAAGTTTAATTGCTTCATCTTAACATCGCTGTATATAGGCTTACCTTTTCTAAGCTGAGTCACGAAGTTATCACAAAAGTTAAGTGCATTAAGCCTAGATAAGAATATAGTTACTGGTGATAAACCGCCCGCAATAGACGTATACCTTCTCACATTAGCCATGAACTCATCTGTTTTAGTGTAATTACTTTGAAATACATCGGACACTTCAGCTATATCTTCATACCTGCCGATAAAATGGCCTGACTTTAGGTCAGTTCCTACACCAGTTGCGTGTTCAATCTCACGTAAAAGAGAGTTTTCTAAGTTACCTGCTTTAGCTCGTTTTATAATAGAAAGAAATCGAGGAGAATTGCGTAAGCCATGAACAATTCCGTTTTCAACCATTACGTTAGATGTTTCTAACAAAGCTGCTAAACCTGCTTGACCCATAAGACGGAAGAAATTAAATTCTCTAATTCTTCTTAATCCTTTTTGAGTTGTACTGGCCATTTGCTCAGTAACATTGTAGCTACCTCGAATTGTTTCATACATATACTCAAGCGCCCTAATTTCAGGCTGAATTACGTTTTCTGCGCTAGTACCTTCTGGGTAGCTATCTACAACTTGCCTTAACAACGTGGCAAAACTATCGTCACCATCTATACCTACTTTAGCCAAGGATGTTGCACCTGACATTCGGTGTGTATATTGTAATAATAACTTTTCAGTATTACGCTCTACTAAATCTGTTAATCTAAAATCAAAACTTTCTCCAAAGTCGGGGTGTCCTTCTTTGTAGGGTATTTTAATAGTTATCTTATCATCAATTAACATCCTTCTACGTGCGTGTACGTTAGGAGTTTTAGTTTTATTACTGTCAGAACCACTAAAGGCCAATGTCAACGCATCTATTTGCTCATCTGTAAGTTCTGGATCAATTTCTTGTAAAACTTCCTTAAGCTCGTCTGCTTCTCTAACACCTTCGTTTATATTACCTTTACGGCCTTTATGTGAGTTAAGAAGCCTAGCTCTATATTGATCATTGCTTATAGCCTTCCAATACGCTTTAGCAGCTTTTCTAGCCAGCCGATCGAAACCATCTTTACCTTGCGAAGGTCTTTTAGAAACTATCATCTGATAAAAGGCTTCTTCAAAATCTTTTGAACTACCTTTCTGCAAAGCAATTTCAATTAGCTCAGGCTTAAACTGACGAGGCATATAATTTTCTAAGAATAGCTTTTCATCTAACCCTTTAACACCAGCATCTTGTGCTTCTTTAAACATATCGTTCATGTGTTTACGGATAGAGGCAGCAGCTTCAAGAAGAGGCTCAGTCATACCGTCTGGGTTGTTCCCGTTTAAATATAAGAAAAGCCTTTCATTAGCTTCCTTGTTAGTCATTTGACCTAACTGAGGACGTAGCACTGAATAAGCTTCAGCTATACGACCCATGTATTTTTTATAAAACATATCATGAAGTCTAGAGGCGTTCATATCGATGTTTACTAAGTTACCTTTAGAATCTCTTAAACCACTAGAGACTAATCCCATTTTAAAACCTAAGTCTCGCACTCTAGGGTTTACTGATTGCCCTACACGAGCGATGGCTGAGAGTGTTTTACGCATCTTTAAAGTATCCCAAATATTAGTCACCAACTTAGGGACATCTTCGGGATCAACAGGTTGTACATCACGTAGATCATCTTTTTTCTGTTGAGCATCTGCTTTTGCTCCAAAGACCTCTTCTAAGTCTTTTTGAGCTTCAAGCTTTCTAGCTTCATCTGCGTTTTTAGCTTTATGGTTAAAAACGTGTCTTATTACATCATCGAGTGAAGCTTCAGGGTCAACGTCAATTTTACTTATTGTTGAGTCTAAAAAAGCAGTATTACTAATATTACCGTACTTATCTGTTAAGACCCAACCATCTCCATCTTTAGCAATGTAAACAGTTTTATCGCCATCTGTAACAGCCGTAGTAGATCGAACATACTTTTCATCGGCCATAACTCCTTTACGTAACGGAGCTGCTGGTTTTATTTTGTATTTAACTTTGTCGATTGTTTTATTGACTAAACCTTGGTAGAGTTTTGCAAAGCGATAGCTCTCAAAACCTTTACCTTCTAATCGTTCTCTGTTTTTAGCAATACGGCCTTTAGCGCCTAGTTTAATCTGTGCGGCTTTCTGAGAAAGTTTATCAGTACCATCAATATCAGAAAGGTATCTATTAACTACACCTTTATTGATAACATCCTCTACAATTTCTTCTAGCTCATCCACCGTTTTGGTAGCGAACAACTCTTCAAGCTCTTTTTGCATTTCAGCTCTTGAGCCACCTTTAATACCCCAAGTGTTTTCCATGTGCCATTTAAAGCTTTCATCGTCTAACTTAGCGTATACGGAAGGATTGCTAAAGTCATTTAAGGCTCTTGAGTGTGCATCATCAAACCATTCTTTAGGAACTTTAACAGTCCCTTGTGTAGTGCCAGTGTCGATAGTGTCGAGTGTGCGAGATTCTTTAGCACTTGGTGTGTGATTAGCAAACTCTTTCTTACCTTTCGGTGTAAGCTCTACGTTATTGTGTTCAAAATGTTTAGCATCAATGTCACGCATAAGACGGCCTTGTACTGCGCCTATGCCTCCACCAACACCTCCACCTATAAAAGTAGATAAAAGAATATCATCTAGCTCACCGTCAGGTCGCATAGCGTAATCCGCAGCACCTATAACAGTACCTTCAGCAGCACCGACAAGCATACCGTTCTTTGCATACTGAGCATAACGGCTTAACCCTGTGTAGTTTTTAGCAATGTTCTTGCCAAATCCACCGTAAGGTACAAACCATAAAGGAAGAAGAGCTGGGTCAGTAACACCAGCAGCAAGCATAGCACTAACACTAGAGAACCCTAAAGAACCCATCTTTTCATAAGACTTCATGGTGTTATCAGCACGTTGTTTTTTAAATTCAAACTCAGCTTTACTTTTTGAATTTACAATATCTTCAGTAAAAGCTTTGTTGTATGTTTGAGTTACATTAGAAATATCCTCTTCTGTTAAAGAGAAGTTTTCTTCATCTTCAAAGTCTTGGTTAAAGTCTGAATCCTTGTAGAGCCTGTTAAACCATGTAACATCTCTTGCTGCATCAAACTTTTCACCAAAGGTTGTTTCTTCAGGCTTCTCAGGAATTAATCTACCTTCATCAAGAAAGTTGAAGAAATTCTCTTTGGTTTCATTAGCCATATTGTATACCTTTTATATTTTTAAAGCGTCAGCTATCTGTTTTGCTCTTCCTGTGCTTCTAAAGCTTTTTGATTAACAAACCTTTTAAAATCTTCAGGTGTTAAGGATTTAGAGCTATAAAATATACCATCACCAACAACTTGATACCTGTTACTTGTACCTTGCCGTTCTAAGCGTATATGGTCTACATCTAAATGTTCAGCAAGTTCCATTATAAAATCACCTAAGTATTCTGTTTTATCTATATTAGGGAAAGCTTGGTGAGCTATATCTGTTTCAATGAGAGCGTTATCACCTTTAGTATTAATTTCCATGTACTTACTATTAAGCTCATTACTTATGTGGTCAAAAGCTTCATCTTCAGGTACACTATAACTCATTAATAAATTAAACTCATCTCTAGCTTTAGCTATTGGAACTTCCATCCCAAGAGGTGTTCCAAAGCTTAGTCTACTATTAAGTTCTGCTCTAAAATCTGCGTCATCTTTATCACCCTTAATACCTGTAAAAGGTTTATTAGTCATTAAGACGGCTTGCTCAAAACCCACGATACCACTTAATATACGAAGATGATTAAACTTTTGTTCTTGACCTTCGTCAACATAACTAGACACTGCTCGTGGAGCATTAACTCTTAAGTTCTGATAGAGTTCATAAGCCTCTGTAAGTTCTTTAACATCCTTTTCGTTTTCAATATCAAAGTCACCACTAAGGGCATCTACACGGCTTAACTTTGCTTTCCATTGTTCATTTACTAAACCTGTTCTAGCCCAGTTATCTGTAAGCTTGGCTAAAACAAAAGGTCTATCTTCTTCTGCAACACCTTCTAATGCTTGTCTAGTTTGTATTAATAGTTGCTGCTTAACTCTTGTTTTCATTTGTTCAGCAGTAAACCCAACAGCAGAATAATCTGCACTTATAAAATCATCATATTCTAAACTACCAGTCATTAAGTCCTTGGCAGCTCTAATTACGATATTGTCCTGCGCTGCTTTTAATTGTGCCTTTGCCTCGCTTACTTCTTTAGCCTTAAGTCTGTTTTCGTAAGCTCTATATCCTGATGTTAAATCTGAAGCTTCGGTGGCATTTTTTTGAACTTTAAATACATCTACACCGCTTTGTTTCATATCAATAAGGGCGTTATATAAAGAAGGGTCGTCCATCTCTAAAGATTGTTTAGCTGCTTTCATAATAAGGCGATTAACGTCACCTCTATCCATGTTCCATCTTGCAGAGAAGTTATTTATTTTGGTTTCTAAATTAGATAATGATTTATCTTCTCCAGTATTAAACGCAGTAACAAGGTCACTAAAACTATCTTCTTTTCTGTTAGCTGTGTTTTGCTTTTGCCAAAGGCCGCTTAAAGAAGCTTGCGCTGTTTGCGTTAGGTTCGCATAGCTTTGTTGGACATCTGGGTGTAATGACAACGCATACTCATCTACATCAGCATAAAAGTCATCTCTATAATCTTGAGTTTGTTGTTCGCTTATGTAGTTACCGTCTACATCAACTCTGTACTTTTCAGGGTTATTGGCTTGATCAGCAGTAAAGCTATTCTCAGCTATTTCCATTTTAACGGAAAGGTCGTGGCTTTGTTGTTTGATTAGTTTTTCTTCTGCTTCATTAGCTTTCTTTGCCTGTACTTGCCCATACCGAGCAACTGCGCCAGAGGCTTGCTCAAGAGCCGCAGCTACTTGCATTCCTTTAGTGTTCCTCTCACCTTGTATGAAGGTATCGACAGGTCTTGCTGCAACTTGGTAATCAGGGGCAGCCGCAGCTTGCTTGTAGTTCACTGATTTACTTATTGATGTTGCCATGTTTATTTCCTATTATGTCATTGCCTTGTAGTCCGTAGCAGAGCTTAATAATCCACTGCCTATTTGCAAACCAGTAGCCGTTCTACTTGGTCTTGCTACAGAGTTAATACGAGACTGCGCTTTAGTAGCAGCACCTCTTCTATCTTCCCCTAACTGAGCCGTAGTACGCTCAAGGTTCTGTGTAGTCATGTTGTTAGCTACTAAGCCTTGTCTAACAATGTCTTGTATCACAGCATTGTTGTTCAAGGTAAGGCCTGAGTCAGTTGCTTGCGCTCTTGCAGTTATCTGCTGTGTCTCTAGGTCTTGAGCTATCTTCTGCTGTGCTGCCTTCTCTTGCTCTTGTGATTGACGGAGGTTGATCATTCGCTCTTCATCCATCTTCGCTCTGTTAGCCATCTCAGCGTTAGCCTTGTAAGCATCAGCTTGAGCGTTTGCGCCTTGGATAGCCCCTAGCGTAGATAAAGCACCTGATGCAATAGCCAAACCTTTTGTGGAGGTAAGGGCTGAGCCTATAGTTGCTAAGGTTGCTGGTTCACACATTTTTCTTAATCCTCACAAATTGGTAGAAGGGCTGTTTCCCTACTCCGTATTCTTCTTCTAGTTTTATGAATTCAAATCCTAATGATTTAAGCCACTTCTTCGATACTGTATTATCTACGTGAACGAAATTAAGCAAGAGAGGGTAGATAGTGTTCATCTCCTCTACCCATGTCTTTGCTTGAGGGATAAATTCATGCCTTGTTTCTATAATCTTATCTGTCCCCAGTAACCAAGGGCTACCAAAGACAGGGTTGCCAGCTACACCAAACATTCCTACAACACTGCCATCAGCATGGATGATTGAGTTACACACCTCAGAGACTCTGTAAGCCTCTTGAAGCGCTCTTAAAGGAGCTAAACCATTACTATAGCCTATCTCCGTAACGTCCTGAGAGCGCATGAGAGGGGCTATCTCACGACAGTCCAAGAACTCACTCTTACGATAATGGTGTCCCATGCTATATCCTTGTGTTTCTTGAATGTATAAAGCCTTCCCACTCAGCACTTTGGAAGGTACTGGGTAAGTGAGAGCTGTTGGTTATTGTGATAGCTGTCTCTTTAGCTTGTGATTGTACACCAACTTTAAAAGACCCGTCATCAACTACGGCTGCATACCCTAAGAGGTTGTTAGCTTGACCTGTAATACGACCAGTGAAGTTAGTGACCTTTGGTGTTCTTCCTGTAGAGACTGTAGTGACATCAAATGTCCCCGTGTCATTATACTTGAAGTTAATGTTGCGTAGTTGAAACCTAGCTATATCTGTGGTGTCGCCTTGTGCTGGTTTAAACACTTGCTCAGAAAGCTGATATTTAAAGGTGAAAGGTTCTCCTGCATAGACATAACTGCCTACAGTTGCTCCATTCTCAGTATGTTCCTTGTTATGAATAACAGCAACAACTTTAGCTTTAGCTGCATCAGAGTTACCTGTAGCAATTAAATCACCTTTGTGATCTATGAACTGTGTTACGCTAGATGCGGTGTACGCAGTGTTAAGGTCAGAAGTAGTAAAAGAAGCAGCAGCAGAAGCGCTGGCTTGTAGTTTTACTTGGTGGTCTAAATGAACAGGGTAGTCCTTCTTAGTGAAAGTAGTAGACACCCTATTAAGAGTTATCTCGGTTGGAGCACTTGTGTTATTAAGTAAGGCGTTAAATTGAGTTTCTGTTATAGTAGCGGATATTGTAAGGAGCTGACTATTACTTAAGCTATCAAGCGAGCTTTGATTATAGGTTGCATCCAAAGTCAGTGTAGTACCTTCTAAGGTAACAGAGGTTGGATAGTCTTCTATTTTATTTATACCAAGTTTAGTTCGATCTATTGTGCCGAATAAAGCATAAGTGCTTGTGTTCGGAGTAACACTTGTGTTTGTCTCTTTAAACAAAAAACACGATGTAATAGCCGCATTATTTATAGTACCAAAACCACTGGAGATGTCGGGGCTAAACCCTGAATAATCAACAGCCCTTTCTTGTGAAACAAAACCTTTAAGAATGTAAGTAAAGCCAGTTGAAGTGTAAGTTGTATTAATAGCAGCAGTAGGTGTTAAGTCAGCTTTAATATCATTAGTAACAACAAAGCTTATTTCAGGTGCTTGTTGTGACAAGTCCATCTTTTCAAACCTACCATCAGAAAAGGTAATGTATAAGTCAGAGTTATTAAAAGACATATCTACAATATCAGTATCAAATGTCCATTTAGACCAAGAGCTTTGTAGCCTCTCGCTAGACGAATCATAATACTTATAAATGTATGCCTCACTCTTTACAGAGCTTGTAAGACATATGAGCATATCTTCGTTAGTAGAGGCTATCATTCGTCTAATGTTACCCTCAAGGTAATAAGGAACGTGTTGTGTGACTAGCGTAGCATCTTTAATCTCAGTGTCATTATCAGTGTAGTATTCCCTTACACCTGCAAAGCTACCAGCTTTTGTGCCAAAGAATACACTGTTACCTGCACCTACTGGATTTGCTGTAAGATCACACTCAAAGCTCGTAGAGGTATCTATAGACACTTCTGCTGGTGTGAGGAGTTGGTCAGCGGATAAGGTAAACTGGTTAAGCTCAGAGAACAGTAGGAGCTGCTCTTGGAATGGTATAGCAGCCTTTAGTATTGATACTTCATTTTGACTGACTGCTACATCAATAGGAGCAGAGTCAAGTAGGGATCGTACAGTTGTTCTAAATAAGTTGAAGTAACCGTTGGCTTCACTAAAGATTACATTCTCGTCTGATAGGAAACCTAAGCGGTTGCGGTGAAAGAAGACATCGTTAATCTTTCCTCCAACAAAACTTGGGAAAGGGTTAGTGTCATCATCTCCAGCCTTTCTTTCGTCCCATGTACCTGTGGTAAAGCTAAAGCTTTCGTCACCATTCTGTATTAAGGTGTGGGGCATCGTAGAAGCAGTGAAGGAGTGGTATTGACTAGCGTTAGGTCGTGAAGGAGCTGGACACTCTGTCCAAGAACCTGCTGTATTAGAGCCACTATACTTAACGTAAAAGTTATCTTCTTTCTTTTGATTATCACCTATGACTTGTATGGTAAAGTTTTCCTGACAGTATTTAGGAAGGGTAGTAAAAGTAGCTACTGTGTCTTTATGACTGAATAAGCTATTACCACCGTTATCGTCTGTCGCCTGTAACTTAAAATCTGTCGTACTATGAGAGATTGTAAAGAAGGGTAGTCCACTACCAGCATATCTTATGTGGCCGTTTGCACTAGGAAACGTCATAGACCCAGAAGAAGAGGCTGCGCCTCCAGAGGCAGCTAAGCCTGAAAGAGTCGCTATTATACTACCTGTTCTTAAGCTATCCTTTTCCGAAGCCTCGCTTCCATCTTTAGTTATCCAGAAACCTCTATCTAATTGAACGTCACTCGTATTTAGTAATCTAGCGTCATAAACCTTATCGTAATCAGTACTCTTTAAATAAAACATCCCTTCGTGGGGTCTTACATTATCAGGAGATGTTTCATCTCTAGCCACAACCTTTTCTTTATTTACATAAAACGTGTAGTCAGCCACAGAGGTTGCCGTGACTTGTTGGCTGTTAAGGCTTGTGCCAAAGTATGCGCTAAGTATAGCTGCATCTGAGTTAGTAGCTAACTGTGAGCCTGTTGCACTCCAACTTCTTACTCCTGACTCGTACCGAAGTCTACCTTCAATGTCATAGACGTAGAGCTTAGGTGTTGCTGGTACAAGGATAACAGTAAACTGTTCTGCAGCACTTCTCTTGTACGTGTGGATGTGTGCTGTTGATAGCTCAGTAGCTGTTAAGTACGTGCTGCTTGTAGGGCTACCTGTATTTAACTTTCTTAAAAATTTAGTATGGGGTCGTTTCTTTAAACCATCAACAACGTCAGATAAACCGTTTTCCTGTACTTCCCCTTGCGTACCCAAACGGAGCGATGGGGGTTGTTGCGATATACCATTAATCAGATTGGGAATGCTTTTAGAAACTAGAGCCATTGCTTATCACCTTTGTCCCGATGTGACGGTCTAAGATACTTGCAGTACCGTAGTCATCGAATATATTGTAGTCACCATTGTCTCCTTCCATCTCTCGGAGGGCGTACAAGGCTTCTTGTTCATCTTGTCTATTCATAGAAGACAAGGTATCACTACCCACGACTCGCTCTTGAAAGATGCGAGCTGCTTTTACAGCTATGTAGCGTCTTGCCACTTCTGGGCATAGTTCAAAATCTAAAAGAACAACAACGTCTAGCTTAAGTGTCTTGGCAATGTTGTATGTGTGGTTAACTTTATCATACATCTTGTTACCACGTTGGACGTATTCATTTGTTGAGCTTCTATACTTAGTCTCACTTTGCGCTAAGTCAGCTCGTATCACTTCTGTAGGAAGGATAATATCACCACTGGAATCAGCAGCGATAGAGTAATCAGGTTCAGAGTTAAAGTTCCAGCCATGTGCTTGAACACTCCGTGAAACTTCATTGAGTATTGTTTCAGCAGTCTCAGCATCTACTAAACCTGAACTCAGATTGTTTACTGGTGCTTCACCAATAGTAGAGAGCATAGAGTTTACTGCTTCTAATCTTGTTGT